ATAAGGTTGCAAATAGTTAAAGAATTCACCACTTTGTTCTGCAAATCTTTCATGACCATTTAATTTCAATAAACTAGTTAACACTGGATTGTATGAATAATCTAAATATTTACCAAAATTATTCCATTGATATACAATAATATCAAAATCACTATTTCCTATATTTAATGAATCAGATGTTCTAGTAAATCCTGACATTAATTCATCTACAGGAGTCGATATATAATCTATACTCATTCCTGTAACTAATTCCCAATTATCAATATTATTACTATCACATTCCGCTGTGTTATTCACATTATCGATATTTGTTAAACTATTATAATTCGCTTTAATCACTACATCTCCTAATGTTATTGAATGATGATTATATACAGTCTCTACTGTTGATACTACACTACTTACTGACTCTACACCTGATCCATTTAAACTTAACTTTACTATACCATCTAATGAATAAACTTGACTTAATACATATCTTACTGAACAATACTTTATTAAATCTAAATTTAAATCAGCATAACCTGACCTATAAATATACTTGGATTCAGGAGTATACCCTAAAAAAGACTTCCCAGATATGAAATTTCCGTTCTGAACCATCCAATATAAACTCTTACAAGGATGACTGAAATTTAACTTGTAAATATTCTCCTCCAAATTTACTTTCTCATTATTTGATACCTGTATTTGCTCTATTAAATACTCATGTTGAGATGATGCAAACCTCTTTCTCTCTACTGAATCTAAAAAAACAAAATTAACTAACAAACTTATATTACTAATTGACGCACTTACTACTGTCTTACTCTCTTTTATTATTAGTTGATCACTACTTCTTAACTTAAAGTCTACTCTAACATCATGATATTGTAAAGAAATTAATGGAATAGCTAAACCATTAAACTTATTAAAATAAAATTTTAATGGAATATATAATGTTGTACTCTTACTATCTGTACTCAACTCTGTCATATCACTATTATTTCCAATCATCTTATCATAACCCTTGTCTTGAGATACATTCCTCGCTAACTCATACCATATATTTAACCACTCACTATATTGCTTGTCTATTCTATTTCCACCAATTAATAATTCTACCTCTTCTATTAAAGCATGACCTAATTTATTTATCCACGCAAATTTACCATCTGTACCAGTAAGAGATACATCACATTTAATATACATTTTAGTAATAAGATCACCATTTTTAGCTATTGTAGAGGATAAATTATTTCCAAATGAGAAGTCACCATTTACTATTTGTTCTATTGCTTCAACAGCAAAATTAGTATGTCTTTTATATACTATTTTAAAAAATGTAATTTGAGGATTACCAGTTAAATAAACATCTTGAGCACCATATGCTACTAATTGCATTAAACCACCTGACATATTTATAAATATTAAACATTTATTATTTATATATATTTTTAAAAATTGATTTCATTAATAGAAATTTTCTTAATTTCATTCTTAAAATTATAATTATCCGTTTTATCCTTTATTAAATAAAAAGTTTTTTCATTTTTTATACCTACTAACCAACCATTCATTTTTGCATTAATTAAATAAATTAATTTTACTAAATTTATATAATCTAATTTCATCTATACATTTTATTATATATTATTTATGCGTTTAATGCGTTTAAATAAATAAATTTAAATTATTTAAAACATTTTTTCATATTAAATTATATGAATAAACCAAAGACGAGCTTAGATAAAAAACATAAAGACAAAATAAATTATTTTGAAAATAATGAAAATAGTAAAGAAGACATATTAAAAAATATAGAATCAAATAACAAAGAATTAGATAAATTAAATAAAATATCATTTACAGAATATACAAATGATATTATAAGTAGAAAAACTAAATTATTAGATGAAAATAAAATACTTAATAATAAATTAAAATCAATAGAAAATAATGTTGATAAATTAATTTATTATAATAATACAATTGATTATATTATTCCATATTATGAAATTAATTCTAAAAATAATGACGTTAAACATATGGAAATTATTGATTTTTTTAATAATTCAGATATAGTAAAAAAAAATGTATCACAATCTAATAAATCATCATTATTAGATAATTATTTGAAAGTCACTGATAATAAACAAACTAAATATGATAAATCTAAAAAATTTAAACCTAAATTTTGTAAAACATGTAGCATTGAAATGACATTACACCTATCTGATGGATATCTAATATGTACATCTTGTGGTGAATGTGAATATGTTATACTCGATAGTGATAAACCAAATTATAAAGAACCAGTTCCTGATGTAACTGCATACTGCTATCGTAGAATTAATCATTTTAATGAATGGTTAGCTCAATTTCAAGCAAAAGAATCTACAGATATACCTGATCATATTTATGATCAAATTTTAAATGAAATTAAAAAACAAAGATTAATAAATAAATCTATTACTCCAAAACAAATGAGAGCAATTTTAAAAAAACTTAATTATAATAAATATTATGAACATGTACAACATATTATTAATAAAGTTTCTGGAAAACCTCCTCCAAGAATGACTAGGGAAGTTGAGGAAAAATTTAGAGAAATGTTTAAATTATGTCAAGAACCTTTTAATATACATTCTCCAAAAGACAGAAAAAATTTTCTTAGTTACTCTTATACTTTACATAAATTTTGTGAATTATTAGAATTAAATGATTTTTTACCATGTTTTCCTTTACTTAAAAGTACTGAAAAACTTAAAGAACAAGATAAAATATGGAAAAAAATATGTGAATATTTAAATTGGCAATTTATACCATCTATATAAATGTTTTTAATCCTCCTACTGCAGTACTACCTATCGCAAATCCTGCTCCTTTTCTCGCTGCAATTGATATTGATGGTGCATACATATCTAAAATTGCAAAAACACAAGCTGCTGTAAATGCTATCGCTGCTACTTCTTTCAAATCAATCTTATCTGAAGGAATATATCTAGCTGCTAAAGCCACGGCACCTCCTTCTAATAAATACTTTATAGCTCTTTTTATTATTTCTGATATTTCTAACTCAAATTTGGTTTCTTTATCCATATATATATATATTAAATATTTTAATTTATTTAAAATTAAAAATTTAATATTTATTATTATAAATGCCAGGTGGTTTAATTCAAATTGTTGCTTACGGTGCACAAGATTTATTTTTAACTGGAATACCAGAAATAACTTTCTTTAAATTTTTATATAAAAGATATACTAACTTTGCTATGGAATTTATTGAACTTAATTTAGATGGTAACAAAAATTTCGGTGAAGAAATTTCATGTGAAATTCCAAAAAATGGTGATTTAATTAATGATATGATATTAAAAATTACATTACCTTCAGTATCTTTAACTAAAACAGATACAAATGAAGAAATAGAACAATATTACAATGATTTAATTCAAGCAGAAACTTCAATTAAAAATTTTAATAATTTTATAAATTTTATTTATGAAAGTATTAATATAGCTAATGAAGGTTTAGACAATTTTAACGAAAATTTTGATAATATTTACACTAATATAAATAACTATATTGATTCTAATAAAGACTTTTTATTACAAAAAAATATTATTGGTGATAATATAAATAACAATTTTAATATTACATCCCATTTATTAAATATTTATAATTTAAATGAAAATCAAATTATTAAAAAAAATAAACTTAAATTATTAATAAATTCATATATAGATAAAAGTTATCAAATATTTAAAAATTTACAGGATGATTATTGTTCTAAAAAAATTATTTATGATAATTCTTTAAATAATAATTATAAATTCTCATGGATAAAAACTTTAGGTTGGAATATCGTTTCAACAGTTGAATTAGAAATCGGAGGCTTTACTATTGATAGATCTTACAATCAATATTTATATATATGGAATCAACTTTTTAACTCTAAATTTAAAAAAATTGATTTTGATAAACTATTCTCTTTAGACTCCTCTGTTTACACTTACGATAATAATTCTAAAAATAATTTTGATATTTATATCCCTATTAAACTTTTCTTTAACAAAGATTATTCATTATCTTTACCTATTATATCTATTAAACACCAAACTATTATTATTAAATTTAAAATTAATCAATTAAATAAACTTATTTATACTGATTATCAAACTAATGATTTACAATCTAAAATTAAAATTAATAATATTAAATTACTTACAAATTTTATATATCTTGACCATGATGAAAGAATTAAATTCGCTACATCTAATCATGAATATCTTATTGAACAAATTAATCAATATCAATATAAAAATTTAAAAAATAATGATATTAATTTAGAACTTAGCTTCAACCATCCTACTAAATATGTTATTTGGACTAACCAAAAAGAATCTGATATTAATTTATATAATATTCATAATATATACTCATCAATTTTAAATTATACTCTTTCTGATTCTTATCCTGATATCACTTCTTATAATAATAACACTATTACTTCTGCATATTTACAATTAAATGGTGTTAACAGATCAATACCTTACGATGGAATTTATCACAATCATGTAACTCCTTATGAACATAATTTATCCTCTTGTGATGATGGTATTAATTTATATTCTTTTTCGTTAAATCCAAATGATTTACAACCTTCTGGTTCATGTAATTTTTCAAAATTAAATAAGAAATTCTTGAAAATTACTTTAAATAATGATTTTTTAGATAGACTTGTTGATACTGATTATATTATTAGTAATGTTTTCTCTGTTAATTACAATATATTAAGATTTAAAAAAGGTATGGCTAGTTTAGCATTCTCATTTTAAATAAAATATTTCTATTATATATGAACTTTTATTTTATCTTATGTATTCTGTTTAGATTTTTATTCACTTATATAACTAAAAATATACAAAATAATAAAATTATATCTTTAATCACTTTTACTATATCAATATCTTTCTTTTATCTCTTTTTATTCGATTTAAGACTTAATGCACCTGAAGCTAATGGTATTACTTGGTGGAATATTGTTAGACCTATACACGGTAGCCTATTTTTACTTTTTACTATCTATTATCTTAAAAAATATAAATTCGCATTTAATTTCTTATTACTTGATACTATTTTAGGAATTATATTTTTTATGTCTCACCATCAGATTCACTACTAGAATTTGAATCACCAAATGACTCTTGATTATCTTTGTTATTCTCTGATTTAATAAATATATTACTTATATCATAATAAGGTGTATCTACATATTCATCATCATCTGAACTTGATAAAATTCTTACTTCATTTATCTCATTTTGATCTAATATACAAAACATACCAGGATTAATATCATCTGAATCTGTTAAACTATCTAAATAATCTAATTGACTTATTTCAATTAAATCATTTATTCTTAAATAAAATCTTTTTTTATATGAACTTAATTTTAAAAATATCTTAAATACATTATTCGTTTTATTATAAAAATTTAAAAAATAATTTACTCTTTCTAAATATTCTAATTTATAAAATTCATCTATTGTAATTTTTTTGATATCTAAAATTTCTATTAAATCCAAAGAAAATATTTTTCTTAAACCTACTAATCTAGATATCATTTCATTTGTATAAATTATCATAACATTATCATTTTTACACTCTTTTAATCTTTTGAAAAATACTCTGTTTAAATTTAAATCAAAAAATGAATTAAAATGTTTATAAATTTCAAATTCTATTAAACAATCTATTCTCTCTAATAATTCATTATCTAATTTACTACTTACATCTATATCCTTTAACTTAATATAATAATTTTTAAAAGATTTTACTAAAATAAATATTATTAATTTATAATTTTTATTAATTATTTCTAAATTATCATAAAAATTTATAAAATTATTTATTAACTCTTTATTATCTTCATCTTTTATATTATCATAAAATTTATTAAACTCTTTATTATCTAATTTACCATCAAAATCTATTATTTTTTTTAAAATTATTTTTATTAATAATTCTAATTTACTTATTTTTATTTTTTTAAAATTATTATTGATGTACTCTATAAATTTTATAAACTTTTTTTTGTTATTTAATTCATCTAATATTGTTAAATAATTTTTTGTTAAGTAATTATTAATATCAAAATCATACATACTTTATATATTATAATTTTTTATTCTTTTTAACTTAAAAATAAAATATTATTATTTATTAAATGCCAGGGGGATTACTTCAACTCATATCAAATGGTACACAAGATTCATTTTTATCTTTAAATCCTGAATTTACTTTTTTTAAATTTGTTTATAAAAAACATACTAATTTCTCTATATCATATTCTAATATAAATTTTAAAACAAATTTTAACTTTGGATCTATTAATATATTAGATATACCTAAATATGGAGATTTAATTTCTAAAATTAATTTATTAGTTTCTTTACCTGAAATTAATATAAAATATACAAATTCAAAATATGATTTATTATATTCCTTAAAAAATAATATATATTTTATCAATAATATAGAATATCTTAATTCACTTAATAATATTAATTCTATACAAAATAATTCTATTTATAATACAATTATACACTTTTATGACTCTAATATTGATACTACATCAATTTATTCTAATTTAATAAAAATTTTTCATTATAGTAATGATCAAACAACATCTACTACATCTAATATTTTTTATCAATTAAATAATACTTTATTAAATAATCATGATACTACATCTTCTATTTTTAATAATTTTAGTTTAGAATCAGAATTAGAATTTAATGAAAATCATTATATCTTAATTGATGATAATAATATTAAATCTAATCTAAAATCACTTTTAAATTTAACTTATAATAACAACATTAATCCTTTATTAGTTTATTTAAATACAAAAATTAATGATAAT